CAGCATTAAACGGAACAGGCTTTGTTAAAATTAGCGGAACAACTATCAGCTACGATAATAGCACTTACTATTTAGCTTCTAACCCTAATGCTTATATTGCTTTGACGGCTTTAAGTGCAGGTGCAGGAATTAGCTATAATAACACAACGGGAGTAATTGCTTCTACTATTACACAATACACAGATGCTAATGCCCGTGCAGCGATTAGCTTAACAACATCGGGAACAAGCGGAGCAGCAACATACAATAGCACAACGGGTGTTTTAAACGTACCTCAATACGCACCCGATTTAAGCGGATATGTTCCAACAAGTAGAACTTTAACTATTAATGGAACGGCTTATGATTTAAGTGCAAATAGGTCTTGGAGTGTAGGTACAGTAACAAGTGTAGGCTTATCTTCTGCAACAAGCGGAGTAACTATTGGCTCTACACCTATTACAACAAGTGGAACTATTACTTTAGCTATTGCTACTGCGAGTGGTTCACAACAAGGTTTATTATCAAGCACCGATTGGACTACGTTTAACAACAAGCAAAACGCTTTAACCAATCCAGTAACGGGTACAGGTACTACTAACTACCTACCTAAGTTTACAGGTACAAGTACAATAGGGAATAGCTTGGTATTTGATGACGGAACAAATATTGGAATTGGTACTACAAGCCCATTAGTAAAACTACACGTTAATGGAACAGGTACACAATACATAAGAGTTTCAAGTAGTGATAATGCAACTTTTCAACAAATAGGCGCACAAAGTGGTGGAACATTTGTAGAGTATAAAACATTATATAGGTTTGTTGATACTGATAATGGAACACGTTTAACTATTAATTCTTCAGGCAATTTAGGATTAGGAGTTACACCGAGTGCGTGGGGTACAAGTCCATTTACAGTTTTACAACTTGGTAATGGTAATGGTTTTTTAATTGGAAGAAATGATACCATTAGTCAAATTCAATTAGGAACAAATGCTTATTATAGTGCTTCAGGTTGGCTTTATTCTGCATCAAGTCAAGGAACTTCAAGATATTTTCAAAATAGTGGTGGGCATTATTTTGATATAGCTCCAACTGGAACAGCAGGTACGGCAATTACTTGGACTACGGCTATGACGTTAAACGCTTCAGGTAATTTATCTATCGGAAACACTAATGATACATATAAACTTGATGTGAGCGGTACGAGTAGGTTTAGTTCTGATTTAAGATTAGAAACAGGAGCATCTGATTCGCAAATTATCTTTAAAAATAATGCAAGTGGAAATCCAAGGTCAATAGTTTATAATGTTGCTGACGCATCATTTACTTTTAATAGAACTTCAGGTGGTGCAGGTGCTACATTTTTAAACACAGGAGCAGCTACATTCTCAAATTATGTAGAAGCGTCATATTTCTTTGCAAACAGCGGTGGCTCATTATTTTTACAAGATGCAAATGATGCTATTGCGATTAGACAAAACTCAACAAGTAATAATTTAACTATTAGATTTAATCGTAGTGGAGTTAATTTATGGGGAATACAAACAGTTCCAAATGGTGCTAATGAAGATTTTAGAATATTCAATTACCAAAATAGTACAAGTCCACTAACAATAGCCTCTACAGGAGCAGCTACATTCTCAAGTTCAATTCAAACAGGTGCGCCAACAAATGGAACTGCTCAACCTTGGAGATTAGGAAATGCAGTTTCAGGTTCTATATCAACAAATAGTTATTTAATAGTTTCTGTAAACGGAACTACTTATTCAATACCTGCCTTAAATGGTTTACCTTAAAATTAAATAGAAATGCAAACAAAATGGATTATTAGCCAATTAGACACCGCACCTTCATTAGATACATTAACCGATGTTGTTAAAGTAGTGCATTATAGATACGAAGGCAAAGACGGGGAATACACCGCAGAAATCTACGGGGCAATGTCTTGTGCTACACCTTCGGAAACTGATTTTACTGCTTACGCTGATTTAACTTACGAGCAAGTATGCGAGTGGTTAGAAGCAGGTCTTAACGTAGAAGCTATGAATGTAAACTTAGCTACACAAATTGAGAACCTTAAAAACCCACCAATCGTAAATTTACCTTTGCCGTTTAGCAATCCACAATTATCTTTACAAACAAAAACAAACTATGAAGAACAAACAACTGCTCCAATTAGTGAGCAACCTTAACGCAGTTATCGGTAGCCAAGAAACTAAGACACAAAAGAAGCTTGTAAAAATTTACGAGAAGGTAAAACAACATCACGAGGACTATCAAGCCGAAGTTGAAATCTTGCGTTTAGACAATGCGCAGACCGACGATAAGGATTGCTTATTACTTGATGACAAAGGAAATTACAAATTCTCAAAAGAAGGCATCAAGAAGCTAACTAAAGATATTGATGCGCTAAATGATAAAGAATTTGATTTTCAAATAATTAACGTGGCTAACCCACAAGGCTTGGAGAATTTTACTTTCTTACAAGATTGGGTTACTGGCGTAGAATTTAACAAACAAGAAGAAGAAGAACTATAATGGCAAATAACAACCAAGCAGACCAATCAACAATCGTTTCCTTAGTAAGTGCTACATTAAGCATTACGAGTATTCAACCACTATTCACATTGTTGGCGAGTTTGGTGGCTATTGTTTCTGGCGGTATGGCAATACGTTACTACTACAAAATGACCAAAAAGCTTAAATGAGATTAATACTTTTAGCCTTATTACTTACTTCTTGTGCTTCGGTTAAGAAGTTCGAAAAGAGATTTGATAGCACGGGGACAACTAAGATTGACTCCGTGCATCTTACTTTTTATGATAGCGTTACTAAGATTGTAGAAAAAGAGCAGGTATTTACAAAAGAGGTTACTATCTACGACACTATCCGTGTAACAAAGGATAGCATAATAGTAGTTCCCAAAATCGTAACTAAGTGGGTATACCAGATAAAAGAAAAGGAGACCGACAATAGCTTAGTTAAAAAAGATACAATAGCGTTTAATCGCACAGAAAGTGCTCAAATTTCGATTGTAGATAAAAACAAGGTAACTACTGCAAATAACTTTTGGAAGGCTCTAATCGGTCTAATAATAGCGATTGTGTTAATTTTAGCATATTGGAATAGATTATGGAAGTAAACAAAGCAGGTAGAGATTTAATAAAGCAGTTCGAAGGCTGCAAGTTAAAGGCGTACAAATGTCCTGCGAACTTATGGACAATATCCTGGGGTTTGACTTTTTACCCTGACGGAACAAAAGTAAAGGAAGGCGATGTTATTACTCAGCAACAGGCAGAAGATTACTTTAATGCAATAGTCGATGACTTTGCAAAAGATGTAGATGCGCTTGTAAAATCAAATGTAACTGCAAACAATTTTTCTGCGATTGTTTCGTTTGCTTTTAATGTAGGTATAAACAATTTAAGGAGAAGCACTTTACTAAAAAAAGTAAATATTAATCCTAAAGAACCTACAATTAAGGCTGAATTTATGAAGTGGGTAAGGGCAAACAATGTGGTGCTTAAAGGGTTAGTGAGGCGGAGAGAGGCTGAGGCTAAACTATATGAGCAACTTTAGAACTATATTAGTAAACTTATTATCAGACGAAAGCAACAGTATTAGCCACAAAAGAGTAGTGGCTATGCTTGGCAGCTTATGTCTTTTTATTTCTTTGTTCTTAAACATAATCTTAAAAATTAATCCAAGCGATAAGTTGGTAGATGCGGTATTGTATCTCACGCTCTTTGCTATGGGTTACACCACAATAGATAAATTCAGCAAAAAATAATTGTTGAATGAATAAAGTTTGGTATCTTTGAGAAAATCAAAGAATATGATAAAAACGTTTAAAATGCCTAAGTATTATGAAATAAGCATAAACTTAGAAACAGGAGAGGTAAAAGTGTTTAGTAACTCCAAACACGCAAAAGGTAGAGAGTTATCTGTAAATAAAAGTAATACTGGATATTTACAAGTGAAAATGAATAACAAAAATTATTCAATTCATTCGTTAGTAGCTAATTTTATTTTAGGAGAAAGACCTAAAGATTATGTAGTTAATCACAAAGACGGAGTAAAAACAAATAATAGACCGAGCAATTTAGAATATGTTACACTTGCAGAAAATACAAGACATTCAGTTAGACACGGAATGCACATTTGTAATAGACCTGAATTAATGCCGACCTATAAAGATGGTAGATGTAAAGACAAAGTAAAGTATAAACACGATTGGTATTTACAAAATAAACAACGCATCTTGGAAAAGGTGAAAAAAAGGTATTATGACAAAAAACGAGTTGCTCAAATCTAAACGCAAAAGATTGTTTTTCGACGTGGAATGTTCGCCCAACGTCGGCTTTTTCTGGAGCGCAGGTTACAAGCTTAATGTAACTGCGGATAGTATCATTAAAGAACGTGCTATCATTTGTATATGCTATAAGTGGGAAGACGAAAAAGAAGTTTACTATTTACAATGGGATAGCAAACAAAACGACAAAAAGATGCTACAAAGTTTTATTGAAGTAGCAAACACGGCTTCGGAGTTAGTAGGGCATAATGGAGATAAGTTCGACTTAGCGTGGATAAGAACACGCTGCTTGTTTCACGGGATAGAGATGTTTCCTAAATACGTTACAATCGACACGTTAAAAGTAGCACGTCAAAAGTTTAGATTTAATAGCAACAAGCTTAATTATATAGCTGACTATTTAGGCATTGGCACTAAGATAAAGACGGAATATAGTTTATGGAAGGACATTGTTCTGCATAAAGACAAAGTCGCTATGGCTAAAATGATTAAGTATTGCCAGAAAGATGTTGTTTTATTAGAGCAGGTATTTAACGCACTTAAGAACCACATCGAACCTAAAACACATTACGGAGTTATCTTCGGACAAGATAGAGGCTCTTGCCCTGAATGTGGAAGCGATGAGATAGTTATACAAATGAGGCGCACAACTGCAACAGGAGTAAAGAAAATATTATACAAGTGCAAAACTTGTTTTAAGATACATAGCAAAACCGACAAATAAATGGATAGTAAAATACTTAGCTTAGTAATAGAAGATATGCGTAGCCGTGAGCAAGTAGGTAAAAAGAAGTACAACTGCACAATGGACAGGGAAGATTTATCGACAGGCGAATGGATAACACATTTGAAGCAGGAACTACAAGATGCGATACTTTACCTCACTAAACTTGAACAAATACACAATGCGCCTCAAAAAGATATTTAGCTTCGGCAACATATTAGACCGAGATACCTACGAGCAATTAAGGGAATTAGATTATACCAATCCTAACTTTAAGGGTTGCGCTGACGAGTTCCAATTTAATCGTGAATGGTGGGTTATGTTAGATCAAGGCGAAATAGTAGCTTATTGCGGCTCAATTTATTCTAAAGGCATTTGCATATTTAACAGGGCGTGGGTTAAGAAATCACATAGAGGGCAAGGAATACAAAGACGAATGATTAAGACAAGGCTAAAAGCAGCTTCTACTTTTTGCCACATAGCTATTACTTATACTACATTAGACAACTTCCCTTCAGCTAATAACCTAATCTCGTGTGGGTTTAGGCTTTACTTACCCGAATATTCATACGGGGGTTACGATAAACTTTACTTCCAGAAGCTTTTATAGGTAGTAATTCTACTACTTTTTGTACGTTTCTGCGTACATAATTGGTAATAAACTGCACAATTTGATGTGCTTTTGTCCTATATAAGACCCATTAGCTGCATGATTTTTTGGAAAATTTCATGCAAATCTTAAAAATATTTTTTTGAATTTTGCACTTTGTATTGTGTAATGTGTTATTTTTGTTGAAACAAAACACAAAATGACACACTTAACCACCTACCAATTGTTTCAGTATCAGCGATACGGGAACATCTTAATCGACGGGGATAGGAGTACTACAAACCCTTATGACCCTGCCTTATTGCCTAAAAACTACGATTACGAAGATGACGATTACACGTTTACTCGTTGGGTAGAACACAATGCAGAACTTGAACTTTTA